CGCTCAGACAAAACCAAAATTCCCTACAAGGGGTCAGCTCGTCATGAGCTGGCCTCCGAACGCATCCTCAAATCCAAGAAAATCGCGAGAAAAGAACAATGACCTCATCCACGAAACCCCTCTACTCCATCTTCGACAGCGTCGCCGGCTTCTACTGCCCGGTCTTTCTCGCTGAAAATGACAGCCACGCTGTCCGCATCATGCGCCACTCGATCGATTTTGCTTACAAGCAAGATTACACTTTGTTCCGCCTCGGCAAATTCAACACTGACGAAGGCACCATCACCGACACAACCCCGGAGCTTGTAGTCTCCGGCCTCTCGCTCACGAAGGAAAATGACCAATGAAGTCAGTCATGACACACAGCTTCAGCCAAGTCCCCAAGGCTGATATTCCACGGTCCCAATTCGACCGCTCCTGCGGTCATAAGACCACTTTCGACGCCGGATACCTCGTTCCGATCTACGTGGACGAGGCCCTGCCCGGCGATACCTTCAATGCAAAGATGGCGGCTTTTGGCCGCCTCGCAACTCCACTCCATCCCTTCATGGACAACCTGTATGCGGATACGCACTTCTTCTCGGTTCCGCTTCGCCTGGTCTGGGAAAACTGGGAACGCTTCAACGGCGCCCAGGACAACCCCGGCGATACCACAGACTACCTTGTCCCTGAGATGTCCCCTGCGCCCGCCTCTGGCGGCTATGACATCGGTTCTCTGTCCGATTACTTCGGCATCCCCACGGGGGTTGAGAACCTCACACACTCTGCCCTCTGGCACCGTGCCTACAATCTGATCTACAACGAATGGTTTCGAGATCAGAACCTACAGGACAGCGTCCCCGTCCCAAAAGGTGACGGTCCTGACGATCCTGACGACTTCGTTCTACTCCGCCGCGGCAAGCGGCACGATTACTTCACCTCGGCCCTGCCTTGGCCCCAGAAAGGCCCCTCGGTTGATCTACCCCTCGGAAGCTCCGCACCTGTCACTCAGAGCGCTCTCACGAGCGCTGACGTTGAGATGAGCCTTGGCCCAGACGGTCAATTGTTCTGGGGCACCCTTGCGAACCAAGTCCCCGGCCGCGAACTCGTCGCGGACCTCAGCGAAGCTACTGCCGCTACCATCAACCAATTGCGGCAAGCCTTCCAAATCCAGAAACTGTATGAGCGGGACGCCCGAGGCGGCACCCGCTACATCGAGATACTTAAGTCACACTTCGGTGTGACCTCTCCTGACGCCCGCCTTCAACGCCCAGAGTACTTGGGCGGCGGCACACAGCCCATCTCCCTCAATCCGGTCGCCCAGACCGGTGAAACCACTGTTGACAGCCCACAGGCCAATCTAGCGGCCTATGGCACCCTCTCAATGAATGGCCACGGCTTCCAGAAATCGTTCGTGGAACACTGCATCATCATCGGCCTCGTCTCGATCCGGGCCGACCTCACGTACCAGCAAGGCCTGAACCGCATGTTCAGCCGGTCTACCCGGTGGGACTTCTACTGGCCCGCGCTCTCCCACATCGGCGAACAGGCTGTTCTCAACAAAGAAATCTACGCCGACGGCTCGTCTGCTGACGAAGACGTTTTCGGCTATCAGGAACGCTTCGCCGAGTACCGCTACAAGCCAAGCCTCATCACTGGCCAGTTCCGATCCTCCGCTGCTACCTCCCTCGACACTTGGCACTTGAGCCAAGACTTTGGCGCTCTCCCCGCCCTCAACAACTCTTTCATTCAAGAGGTACCCCCCGTGGAACGCGTTATAGCGGTCCCCACTGAACCACACCTGATCCTCGACACTTACATGTCCCTACGTTGCGCCCGGCCAATGCCGGTCTACTCCGTCCCCGGTCTGATCGATCACTTCTAAGCCACTTCCAAACCGCCTCAAGTTATTGAACAGGAGGAAATACGGCATGAACCTATCGAGCAGTACGCAGGCCCAAAGGGGCCTGCAAAAAAAGCAAACTGAAAGGATACCGCAGTGGTTCTCAGTCTAGCAGGCGCTGCTTTAGGCGGCGCTGCACTCTCATTCCTTGGCGGGGAACGCGCAAATCGCGCCAGCGCCAAGTCAACCTCAGCCCAAATGGCCTTCCAAGAGCGTATGTCCAGCACGTCCTACCAGCGCGGCATGAAGGACATGAAGAAAGCTGGCCTCAACCCGATCCTCGCCTACCAGAAAGGCGGAGCCTCAACCCCGGGCGGTGCATCCTACACCGCCCAGAACACCCTCAAAGACGCGGGCAAGACCGCAATGGAAATTGCCCAGATCAAACAAGCGGAAGCTCAGGTCGATAATATCAAATCGCAGACCCAGCTAACCCGCGAAAAAGCCGCGACCGAAAAAATCGTCCAAACCAATATCGGCGCCAACACCGCCGTGGCCCTCGCGAACGAAGCCCGCACAATGGGCCTTGTTCGCAATGACCTCATCCAAGCCGGAACCCTGAAATCGAACGCTACGGTCGCTGAGACTGAAGCGGAGCTTGCTCGCATAGACAGCGAGATACAGAACCAACCCGGCTTCAAACAGGCCAGAACCCTTCAAAAATATGGAATTACGGGTTCTGCCCTCGGCAAACTCGGCCCTGCCATCGCCAGAAAGTTCCCGGCGATCGCCGCCGCTCTCGGCCTCGGCGGAGCTTTGACTACCGCCCCCCGCGAACCCCTTCGCATCGACATCCCCAGACCGTCAGGAGACTAAAAATGCTCATCCGGAAAACCTACGACCGCCAACGCCAAACCTTCTACACGACAGGCGACAGCCTTACGCACCAGTCCTTCAAGGACGAGTGCGACATCAACCGCATCATGCTCAAATGGCAGAAAACCGGCATGGTCGAACATGCCAACCACTTCCAAGGCAGCTATGGCGACTTCACCAACGTCCCGACCGATTACCAAGAGGCCATGAACCAAGTCATCAACACTCAAGAGATGTTCTCTTCTCTGCCCTCATCGATCCGCAAGCGTTTCGGCAACGATCCAGCCGCCTTCCTCGACTTCGTTGAAGACCCCGACAACCGCGATGAGATGGCCCGAATGGGCCTTCTCAAACCACAACCGAAGGTTGAAGACGTCATTGAAACCGACCCTAAACCGAAGGCTCCTGAGCGCCCCAAAAAGGCGGCGAAGGAGCCGGACCCGCCGGTCCAAATCACCGATTAAGCACAGTTCCCTTCTTGTCGTAACTGTGCTAGGTGACACACAGTCACCACCAACAAAAACCGAAAGGTACAACCATGCGTAAACGCTCAAAAATGTCCCGTCAGAAATCCCGCAAGACCTTCACCAAAGGTGCGCGCGTCAAGTCCAAGAATTATGCTTCTGGACCGATGCGCGGCGGCATCCGTCTCTGACGTGCAATGCGCCTGCCGCATCGAACTCTACCCGGCTGTGGCCGGGGGAGTGACCACCAACCCAAAACTTGGGTATGGGGATCTGAAATTCACCGTCCCCGGTGGTCAGTGCATGGCCTGCCGTATCCGCCTATCTCGCGATTGGGCCGTGCGGGCCATGCATGAATCTGAATTCTACGATCACAACATGTTCGCAACGATCACCTACGACGATGAGCACCTTCCCTTTGGCATGACTCTCGTCCGTGACGACTTTCAGAAATTCATCAAGCGCCTTCGGCGCCGCGTCCCTAAAGTTAGGATGCTCTATTGCGGAGAGTACGGCGATGAGACCGATCGACCCCACTACCACGCCCTCTACTTCAATCTCCACTTCGCAGACCGCGAACACATCGCGACCAAAGATGGTCGCAAAGTCTACCGCTCCGACACCCTCGATCGCATCTGGGGCAAAGGGCATATCAATTTTTATGATGAGATTACCCCCCAGTCCGCCCAATACGTCGCTGGCTACACGAAGAAAAAAACCGGCAAACTCCAACAGGAAGCCTACGAATGGATAGACCCCGACACCGGGCAAGTTTTCGACCGAGTTCCAGAGTTCAAAGGACAATCCTTGAAACCCGGTATCGGCTTCCGCTGGATATCCAAATACCTCCACGACGTGTACGCCAAGGACCAAGTTATTCACGATGGCAAGCCCATCCCGCCCCCCAGATATTATGACACCGTTTGCGCCGAACTCGACCCCGAGCTTTGGCACAAAGTCCGCGCCCGTCGCGGCAAACGAAACCGACAAAAGGAGGCTGATTACATGGCTGAATGCCGCTCAGACAAAACCAAAATTCCCTACAAGGGGTCAGCTCGTCATGAGCTGGCCTCCGAACGCATCCTCAAATCCAA